ATAAAAAGGGATATCTGAATATGACGGAGATCATTGAAACAGGATATCCATTCATATTCATTGCTGCAGCGAGAGGCACCGGAAAGACATACGGAGGCCTGAAGTATTTCTATCAGAAGAAAAAGAAGATCATTCACCTGAGAAGAACACAGAAGGAGTCCGATCTGCAGAACACGGAAGCCGGAAGCAGCTATAAATCAATCATGAATGATCTGGGAGAGTCTTATACCATATCCAGCGCAAATAATGTTGGCAGAGTCATGGATCAGAACGGCAATGTAATTGCATTCAATATGGCGCTGAATACTTTCGCTTCTGTCAGAGGCATGGATTTTTCTGATATCGATCATATCTTCTATGATGAATTCATTGCGGAGCCTCATGTACGAAAGATAAAGCAGGAAGGATTTTCCCTGGCTAATCTTTACGAATCAGTGAACCGAAACCGGGAGCTGGATGGAAAAGATCCGCTGCAGCTGGTATGTGCTGCAAACAGTGTGAATATGGCAAACGATACATTTTTATATTTTGATTTGATAACTCATGCTGAGCAGATGCTTTCAAAAGGTGAGGATTTCCGGATCATCGGCAATAAGCTTCTTATCATTCCGCAGCATTCACCGATATCTGAAAAGAAGAAAGAAACGGCATTATATAAAGCAGTCAATTCAGAGTTTTCCGATATGGCGATCAAAAATAAGTTTATATTAAATGATTTCAGTTATGTCCGGAAGCGAGAGCTGAGAGAATACCGGTGCCTCCTGCAGCTGGGAGATCTTTATGTATATGAGCACAAATCCGATCAGACATATTACGTGACATTCTCCAAAGGAGAAACCAGGGATAAATATACAAATGGTTATGCTGACAGGATCAGGGCAAGAAGGAGCCTGAACCGGCTCATAAATTACTATCTTGATGGACTCGTTTATTTTGAATCATTCCGGTGTGTAGCACTGTTTGAAAAGTATTTCGAGATATAATATTATTAAAATAGAAGCCGGCAGGCTGCCACAGGGAGGCCTCGGAAGGGCTGGCAGTGAGTATTCCCGGCTCTTCATAACATCAGTTATGAACTGCCCGGCTTATGAAGAAAGAGAGGCTCTGACATGGAAATTGATGCGATTGTCAGCGCTGTTAGTACAGTAGGATTTCCGATCGTGTGCTGTGCAGCTATATTCTGGTATCTTTACCAGGAACAAAAATCACACAAGGACGAAATGAATGCTGTTACAAAAGCGCTGCAGGAAAACACTCTGGTTCTTACTGAACTGAAAGAACTGTTTACGATGATGACCGGATATAAGAAGGTGGTAAAGAATGACTCCAGGGAAACTGCAGACATACAGCGATCTTGAAATAGCTCTTATGATCCTCCTGGGATGCTATGGCAACGGCCAGCACCGGAAGGACATGCTCGGTGATAGGTATGGAGTATGTCAGAGCATTGTGGATTATATCCTTAATAATGATGAAGTACCTAACGGATCCGGCAATCTGGATCCAAAGAAACTGCAGGATGCAGTCAATGCAGTATTTGAAGATGTACTGAAAGATGTAAAAGAGGAGATTATTGAAAAATATGAAAAAAAGTGAGATTTTGGAGCTGGTTCGGGCAGGATATACAAAAGCCGAAATCACTGCAATGGAAGAGGATCAGACTCCTGAAGTACAACAGGAAGAACATATTAAAGCAGAGCCGGTTACCGATCCAAAAGAAAGTGCTGCTAACCAGCCGGCTCAGCCAGCTGCTGACGATGGCGTAAAAGACCAGATGGCCATGCTTATTGAAGCAGTTGAGCAGATGAGCAATCGGATCATCAGTAACAATATCAATCAGACTGTAACGGATGGAGTGCCACAGCGTGGCGTATCTGATATTCTGGCGGAGGTGATTAATCCGCCGAGAGAAAGGAAGGAAAAGTAAATGTCTGTAAACAGCTTGCAGATTGAGGATATTTATCAGATCCTCAATTCTATCCATTCCCAGTGCACAGGCCAGACAAGTCTTGCTCCTACAAATACGTATGAGTTTACGAGTATGGCAACTACTACACTGGCCACAGGCGTTGACACCGTATACAATGCTCTGATGAATACACTTGGAAAAACTGTGTTCGCTGTCCGCCCGTATGAGCGCAAGTTCGCCGGTCTGGTACAGGATAATGTACGCTGGGGAGCGATCATGCGCAAGATCAGCTATGCTGATAAAGCGATTGGAGCTGAAGAGGCATATCATCCGGTTGATGGTACCTCCGTAGATCCCTGGAAGATCAATAAAACTGAAGTACTGGAAATGCGCTATTACGGAAGCGCCGTGTACCAGGACACTGTAACGATTTTCCGTGATCAGCTCATGCAGTCCTTTGAAAATGAAACAGCTCTGGGAAGTTTTGTTTCAGGCCAGATGACTCACATGAGCAATAAATGGGAGCAGTATCTTGAAAACCTTAACCGTATGACTCTTGCAAACTTCATCGGTGCCAAGATCGATGCAAATAACGGTATTGTGCATCTTCTGAGAGAATACAATACATTGATCAATGCATCTACGCCTCTTACTGCTGCAGATGTATGGCAGCCTCAGAATTTTAATTTCTGGCGCTGGGTGCGTAGCCGTATCAACACCATCGGCAGACGTATGGCAGAACGTTCCGGAGAGTACCAGGTACCGATCACCGGCAAAGCGATCATGAGACATACGCCATTTGCGGATCAGCGCATCTATCTGCTTGCGGATGTTCTGGATCAGATCGATGCGATGGTCAACACAGTTACTTTCCATGATGAACCGCTTGCATATGCAGATGTTGAGGGAGTCAGCTTCTGGCAGGATATCAACACTCCTGACAGCATTGATGTGACTCCGGCTGTAATTAATGCTGCCGGTGTTGTTTCCCAGGGCACTGCAGTGCAGCAGGCTAAGATTTTCGGTGTCATGTTTGACCGTGATGCAATCGGAACCAATGTAAAACTGTATGATGTTGCGAACAGTCCGTATAACCAGGTAGGCCGTTATTACAACACTACTCTGACAGCGAATCTGCAGTATACAAATGACTTGACCGAGAAAGGCGTTGTCCTCCTGCTTGATTAGTAGTCATATTGTCTCAAGGAGAAGCCGGAGGCGTTGCCTCCGGTTTTTCCTTAGAAAGGATAAATAATGATTGTACAATTATATAATTTTGCAAAAAAGCAGAACAGCACTGCACAGCCGTCCGGAACTGGTGACCAGTACGACTGCCGGCTGAAGGATCAGACAAGCATTACAGATCCTGTAATTCGCCTGGATCTGGATGATAAAGTAAACTTCACAAAATACACATATGCGTACATTCCGGAATTCAGAAGATATTATTTCGTGTCTGATATGGTTGCTGATGGTATGTGCTGGTATGTTTATTTAACTTGTGATGTACTGGCAACATATAAAACAGATATCGGTAACAGCACAATGTATGTACTCAGGAGCGCTGCAGAATATGATGGCGATATGGTGGATGATTATTATCCTATTGGAGTAACACATACCAATAACCGGACAACAGCAGACAATCCTCTAACAGCAAACGGATCCAGCGCATTCGTAGATGTTGACAGTGGATGCTTTGTGGTCGGCGTTGTAGGCCAGCAGACAGGCTCATATAATTACGGATCAGTACGCTATTATGCATTCACCAGAGCAAATCTGAATAACCTTGTATCGAGTTTATTAGGACAGGTTGCGGAAGGTGTTAACGGTTTCCATGCGGAAAGCAATGATCCTATTACAATCGAACTGCAGAAGAGCATCATCGATCCGCTGCAGTTTATCAAGTCATGCATCTGGGTTCCGGTTGATTACAATACAATAAGCAATATCCTGGCATCCGGAAGTTTAAATATTTTCGGATGGACTGTTTCAGCAACTAATAAACAGCTGAATAATAATCCTCCACAGAAAACTCTTACAACTACCATTGACATTCCAAAGCATCCTTTGGCAGCATCCAGAGGCGTGTACATGAATACAGAACCATTTTCCAGATATCAGCTTCTGTATCCTCCTTTCGGAATGTTTGATCTTGATACTGCTGCAATGTGTTCCGGAACACAGTTGGCAATTACGGTATATCTTGATCTGATCACAGGTGTAGGAACCTTGCGTGTTGCTGGTGAAGGTGATGGTAAATATCTTATCAATGCTAAAACACAGGTAGGCGTTCCGATTAACTTAACACAGGTAACTCATGACTATCTTGGAGCTGCCGGAGGCATGGCCGGCGGTCTGATCGGAGCAATCGGAAACGCTGTTGCCGGAAATATTGCCGGTGCATCACTGTCAGTAATGGGAATGGTCGGAAGTGCTGCAAACATTGCAAGGCCTTCCGCTTCCTCAATCGGAGGAAATGGAGGTTTCTCAGATATCACCGGAAGAATAACATTGCTTGCTCAGTTTTATCACATGCCTGGAGAAGATAACAGCCATGCCGGACGGCCGTTATGTGATAACCGGCAGCTGTCAACGCTTCCAGGCTTCCAGAAGATCATGGATGGAGATATAACCATCTCCGGAACAGCTGGAGAACAGGCAGCAATCAAATCATTCCTTGAAGGTGGATACTTCTATGAATAGGAGGATTATATATGGCATTTACTCCCAGATTTACAGCACCGGCACAGAATGATCCGTTATGGGTAATGACGGAAGCCGGAGGATATAATGGATGCATTCCTGGTGCATGGCCTGGAGATATTTCAAATTATCCTTGTGTTCTTCCAAACTGTACCGGTTATGTTCATGGCAGAGCCATGGAAATCGCTGGAGTTACAAGTGATACTTTAGGTTTATCTTTTGGAAACGCATATCAGTATTGGACAGATAGCAGCAGTGACTGGATCCAAGACAGTGAACCATCTCTGGGAGCTATTGGAGTTTTCGGCTCAGTGGGAGGCCCTTCTCCTGGTCATGTGTATGTAGTTGAAGAGATCATCGATGCTGATACAATTGTTATTTCTCAATCTGATTATGCTATTGAGTATTTCAGCTCGCTAACGGTTACAAGACAGAACGGATGGGATAGATACGGACAGCAATATGTTTATTTTATGGGGTTTCTGAGAAATCCGTATGTCACTCCAGAGCCTCAAATAAAATCAAAGAATGCTATACTATTATTAGCAGCACTGAAAAAGAAACGGAGGTTATATGGACGGATTAAACGGAATACCGGCATTGTATGATCATAAAAATACATATAATGCCAGATTGAATCCTGGCACTGTCCATGCCAGTAACACGGCACTGAGCATCTTCTTTTACCGGTATCTGATGCAGAAGATATTTTCTGTTTATGAGTTTAATCTGCCGGATGCCTGGGATAAAGATTATTTCCTGTATACTCTGTTTACAATCGGCTTTGGTGGCGTGTTAAACACGGATAAATACGGAGTTATTTATCAGCATGGAACATTGTCCGGCTATAACATTTATTACCGGCCTACACGCTTTCTGGTGGCTAATCCTGCACTGAAAAAGATGTATACGCTGGATATCGGAAGGAACACGGAACTGATAAAGCTTACACCGGATTATAAAGGCTGCTTCGATGTGGTACAGCTTTATGGTGACATGATGGCTGTGGTGCTTGAGTCATTTGGAGTGAATGCGATCAATGCTAAGTTTAGTTATGTGTTCATGGCAGATAACAAGACAATGGCCGAGAGCATGAAGAAACTCTATGATCAGGTGGCATCCGGCCAGCCGGCTGCTTTCGTTGATAAGAAATTATATGATGCTGACGGAAATCCGAAATGGAATCTGTTCCTGAACAATCTAAAACAAAATTACATCGGCTTGGATCTGCTGCAGTCTCTCACAGAAGTAGAAAACAAGTTTAATACTATTGTGGGAATTAAAAACAGCAATCAGCAGAAGAAGGAGAGGCTCATTGTCGATGAAGTAAACGCCAATAACCAGGACACCAGAGCGCTCTGCAATGTATGGCTTGACTGCCTGCAGGAGAGCTTCCGGAAGGTAAATGATATGTTTAATCTTAACTTAAGCGTAAAGCTCAGAGAGGAGGATCCTGATGCTGTCAGTGATGGGCTTGTATCAGTACGATCCAACTATATTTGATGTAATGGAATTGCCGACGGATCTGGATGCTTCTGTTCTGAAAGCGGAGATCCTTGCGGAGTGTGCTGAACTGGAGATCATACTTCCGGATCCGGATGTATTCAAGGAAGTGTTGAATTACTGGAGCAAAGCGCATCTTTCAAACTGGCAGCATTTGATGGATGTTCTTGAGATGGAATACAATCCGATCTGGAACAAGGATGGAACATATACAGAAACAAGAAACCTTGCCTCCAGCGCCAACAGTACCGGCCAGGTATCAGCATTCAACAGCACAACTTTCCAGAATGCGGATCATACGGAGGCATCAGGAACGGATACCGGCACTATTACCAGAAGAGAAACAGGAAATATTGGCGTTACAAGTACACAGAGCATGATCAAGGAAGAAGTGGAGATCCGGAAGGACTTCAACATCTATCAGATCATCGTTGAAGATTTTAAAAGCAGATTCTGCTTGGGGGTATATTGATATGAGTGGGGCATTTTGGTTCATCATGGGATTCCTGGCCGGAGGCTGCTTCGGTGTGGTTCTCATGTGTCTGATGATTATTGCCGATGATTATGACGGAGGTGAATAAGATGGCAAAAACAAAAACGATTAAAGCAGCGCCTAAAAGCCGGAATGCTGATCTTACTGATGATACATTCCGCAATCCGGTTCAGGCTCTGATCCGTTTCAATTCTGCCTGTGTTGTGTTCATTGAAATTGACAGCGAACAGAACACGGCAAGCGTTCAGCTTACAAATTATCTGACCGGTGTTAAATTGTCAGGAACTGCAGAGCTGACAGAGGTGGAATGATGGGATTGTTTGAACACTGGCCATATGCCAATTTTCATGAAATGAACCTTGATTGGATAATCAAGAAAATAAAGAATGTAGAAACAGCAGAAGCAAATGCAGCATCAAGCGCAGAAGCAGCAGCACATAGCGCATCTGAAAGCGCAGCCAGTGCTGCATCTTCTGCTATAAGCGCGGATGCTGCTGCAGCAGATGCTGCAAGCCTGGCAGGGAAAGCGGAGCAGGTCGATCTGAACACTGCAAGAATTAACAACATCCTTGTCCAGGGAACACCTACAGAGGGCAATGCGGAATTGATTGATATCAGAGTAGGTTTCAACGGTGTCACATATTCGACAGCCGGCGATTCTGTAAGAACACAGGCAAACATCTTGAAAAACTCAACACCGGCGCTCGATCAGTCATTGACGAATGTCATTGCAGAAAACACCGACCTTGATACGATTATGAACCTGGGCAGTTACAAGATCGAAACTAACACCATAACAGCGACACTTTTAAATAAACCGACAAGGTTCAACAGTGCCGGCAGATTGTTTGTAATGACTGCGCAGCAGTCTGCGCGTCGTCTGCAGTTTATCGTATCTGGAGAACAGCAGCCAAAA